CCGCAGCTGAATGCCGGCTGCACTGGCCGCCACGGGTGGAGCGGTCTCCAGGGTGATGCTGACGTTGTGCCCGCCGCATGGCAGATCCTCCACCGAGCCATCGCCTGTGTAGCGCCAGCGGTAGTTGCTGGGCACATAGTCTGAAACGCTGCCATAGCTCACGATCTCGGTCGGCAACGTGAAGGCTTGGAATCCGCCCTTCTCGCCGGTGTAGTGGTTCCAGATGGCCAGCATGTCGGCCTCTGGGATTGCGACAAATGTCAGCCGCAGCTGCGCTCCAATGAAGACATCAGAATGGCGGACGGTTGTACTTCTGCCGCTGTAGCCAGCGAACGCCGTCGCCGGATACTCGCCAGGCGTGAAACTGCGGGTGCTCGGGACCAGGGCGGGAAAGGTGGTCATCAGCTCATCGTCACCTCAAAGGTGGTGAGGTCAATGGTGATGGTCTTCATCAGGGTGAGGATTGCGGGACTGTTGAGGTCGTTGACAATCGTCTCAAAGGGTGGGATCTCGCTTGGTGAATACACGTCAAAGGATGCGTCTGTCCAGGCGGTTGAAACAACCTTGTTGAACGACTGCTGGCTGATGATCTGATCATCGGCAGAGTAGACCTGAACAGATACGGACAGCGGGTCGCTTGTTTCTCCTGAGGACTGGAACCAGCTGCCCCAAAGCTCAAGCGTGGCGGTTTGAGCTGTTGGGTGATTGGCTTTCAATGTCACCAGGTCCAAGTCTGTTCTACCTTCAGACCACCAATGGTCACGAGCTTCGGGCCACACGGAAATTGGCCATTCCTCTTCATCAAGGGTCACTGGCCACATTGCCCACTGCCGGAACTGAAGCTCAACCGGCACTGGATACGTTTCAGAATCTGGCCAGTAGTCTGACGTACCATTGTCAGAAATCACGTCATTGTTATCGGACAAAACTTGATTATTGCCAAAAGCCCAGAACCTGACCTCAGACAGGTAAGGGTCCGTCAGGCGAACGAAATGATAAAAGTTGAAACCGCTGGTTCCCGGGAACGTCATGCGCAACGTCAGCCGTGCCCCATCCTGGTTCTGCTGAACCGGCTCAAACACAGCCATGCCAGAGTTCAGAATCACGACCTCATCAAAACCGCCGCTTGTTGACGTGATAGCGACTGGCATTTTGTATTTGACGTAATTGTTTTCATCCAACGTTGGGAAGTCGCCAGGATTGAAGGCAATCTGAAACTCGCCCTGGAACACGCGATTGCCTGGCGGCGGAATCGCCGTGTTGTCGTCTGGGTAATTCTCGGCAGTCCACTCGGCCACGATCAGGCCGCTGGCAGACAGGCTCGGCAGGCCGGCAGGCTGCGGATTGATCGGCGTGTCGTTTTCATCGACCGCCACGACGGTGCCGCTGGTGATCGTTGCCGTCAGATCGCCTTTGCCCGCAAGCGGCGCCCGGCCGGTGGGAGCGACCCTGATCCGCACGATCAGAGTCGTGTTGGCCCACGTCACAGAGTGGAAGTACAGGCCAACCCTGGTCGGATCCAGTTGGTCATCCGGGTTTGGATCAGGGTCGGGCTCATTGCTTCCACCGCCACCGGTGCCGCCGCCGCCAGGGTCTGTGATCGGTGTGTCGTCTCCGGGATCAATGTCTGTGTCGGTGCCAGGGTCAGGATCAGGATTGATGAACTCGTCATCAGGCGGCACCGTCGTATCGCTGGGGCTGTTCAGGTCGCAGCCCAGGCCGGTCAGGTTGGAAGTGAGCAGCACGCCAGCGCCGGTGGCATTCGCCACGTCCAGGGCGATCAGGCTGCGGCCCTGGCTGTCTACTGGCTCATGGCTGCACTCGTATTGGATGTCGCCCGCCAGGGTGCGAGAGATCCGCTCGACGGAGTACAGGTAGTCGTGGAACGCCGGCACGTCTCCAGAGGCGTTGCGGGTCAGCCGGACGCGAACGATGCTGCCCTGCTGCACGATGGTGTTGTGCGCCTGGGGGCGGACCTTGAATCGCATCGTGTGGGTTGAGCGGATGCGACGGGCCAGCAGGTAGGCGCCGACCTTGACGGCATGATCCTCGCGGGTGCAGAACGCCGAGAGATCGTGCGACTCATACGGGCCATTCGCTGCCGTGCCGGCATAGCGCACCTCGGCCGTGCGGATGATGCCCACATCCGCGTCGAGCTGCTGCCGCCAGATCATCTGCGCGACGAACGGCTGACGGTTGGCCCAGTCGCCGTAGACGATCTCTTCAGATCCTGGGATCACCAGGTCGTCGTTGAACGTGTAGACCACCGTCAGCGGCGTCGTCTTGATCGTGCCGTTGGCGTTCACCGGCAACAGCGGCTTCAGGCCCGCCTTGCCATTGCGGCTGCTTGAGCGCAGCAGGTGGTACGGACCCCAGCGGGCAATGAGCTCGCTGTAGTTGATCGCCTCGGTGATCCAGCAGTTGGTGGTGATGTTGTTGGCGTTCAGGAAGACGCTCGCCGCCTGGATCGATGCGGTATCGATCAGGCCCGCCGGGATCCTGGCGCTGTTCAACATCAGCCAGTACGCCAGATCGGCCATGGAGTCCGACGACACCTCAGCGGTCGAGTCGGCCCAGCGGTAGACCTGCATTCCGTCGCGGACGAAGCAGTGAATCTGCCGGTTCCACACGTCGAACCCATCGGGCACCGTCACCCGGAACGACAGGGTGGAGATGCCGGGGTAGTTGCCGACCGTGCCGCAGAAGTAGGTGGCCTCGGGCTTGTCGTACCCCGCGCGGACGACGATCGCATTTCCGGGCAGCCAGTTGCCGGCGCGGCGGTTGTAGGTCTGCCGGAATGAGCCCACCCGGCATTGCCGCTGGAACACGTCGCGGACCTGCAGCGCGCCGATCCGGCCCTCGCTCAGGATCAGGTGATACCAGGCCGTGACGGCATTGGCGGTGTCATTCGAGAACCGGCATTCGGTGGCCTTCGGGCTGATGAACACTCCGCCGGCACCATTGCGGCGGCGGCCGAACACGATCGGCACCGGTTCACCGATGGCATGTGCCTGCTGCTGCACGTCGAGCGGATTGCTGCCCTGCGCCGCACCCTGCACGCCTGGCGTGGGCCTGGCGCCTGCCTGGATCGCCAGCAGGGCCAGCGGGTCACTGCCACGGATCAGGCTCACAGTTGCGCCCCCACGCCCATGATTGATGACGTCAGTCTGCGAGGCGGGACCGTGGCGCCCACCGGCGAAAGTGCCGAGCCGAGCTGCAGGGTGAACTCAGTCACTGTCGCGCTGCCGCCGACCACCTGGCCGGTGAATTGACCGATCAGGGTCGCGCCGGCTGGTGGCCCACCGGCGGCCTGGCTGCTGTCGAATTGGAAGATCCGAAGCTCTGCCAGCCACCCACCAGCCAGGGCACGCTCAGCGGCGATCGCGATGCGGCGACTGGCCGGCAGCACGACCGAAACACTCTGATCGGCGCCGCTGTCGCCCTCGACGAACCCAGAGGCGTCATAGGGCAGGTACTCCCACTGCTGGCCGTCGTATGTGACGGTGGTCGCCCAGTAGGACTGCCAGCGCTCCCTGGTGGGACCGGTGGGCTCATAGAGCCGGAACAGCTGCGCCTGTGCTCTGCTCATCCCGCCACCAGCAGCCGGCCTTGTGGCGTGCGGAGCACCGCCAGGATCTGCTCAGCGGTCTGCTGAGAGACGCGCTCCAGGTCGTCCAGGCTGACCGAACGGCTGCCGTCTGCCTGCTGCGTCACTGGGCCGGTGGTGATGTTGATCACCGGGCGTGGAATGGCGCCACCGGTGCGGCTGCTGACGCCGCTGGAGGGGATGACGCTGGCGCCGCGGACCCCGGAGAGGAACCGCTGAGAGGCGGCGGCCATCTTGCTCTGCGGCACGATGTACTCCGGCTCGCCACCGTCGCCCACCACCGCCAGGGTTGGGCGGTTGACGGTGCCGCCCTGGGCGAAGGCGGGTACGCTGAACGTCGGCACAAGCGGGATGTCAGGACCAGGCAGGGCGTTGAAGCCGCCGATCAGCCTGTTCACCAGGCCGGCCAGGTTGTTGA